CGCGCGAGCAGAGATCATTTGCAGAGATGCGCCATGATTTCCCCGCAACGACCCGAACTGTCAAGACTTCGGGAAGGGGAAAGAGAGGCGGGGTTTACCCTGCCTTTTTGATGTATCTTCACTGAAACGGTCCAGCATGAAGGGGGTAACCGTGGCAATGAAATACACCGACGAAGAACGTGAATCATGGATTCAAAAGATTCTAGGCGCGGCGGAAGATGGAATCGGCCTCAAAACAATCTGCGACGAGCTGAAATTCTACCGCTCGACGTTTCTTGATTGGTGCGATGCGGATCCGGCCTTAGACGACAGATACAAGCGCGCACGCGCACGCGGGATTCGGGATCGCGCCGAAGGACTTCCGAAGATCGCTCGCAAGGCAATCGGTCAACCTGCGGAAGTCGTCGGAGCCTACCGGCTTCTGATCGACGCGGAAAAATGGTACTTGTCGAAGATCCTCCCGAAGGAATTCGGCGACAAGCTGGAAGTAGCCGGAAACCAAGAATCTCCCCTGACCGTCGTGGTCAAGCAATACACGCCACCTGTTTCCGATGCCTGAAGTCCTTTTGCCCAACCGGTGGGACCCTCGCCCGTACCAGATGAAGGCGTGGGAATACATGATGGACGGCGGTCGCTATGCCGTTCTTGCATGGCACCGACGAGCCGGAAAGGATGATTTCTCCCTTTCCTGGACATCCGTTTCCGCAATGCGGGATACTGGAATGTATTGGCATTGCCTGCCAGAATACGGGCAGGGCCGGAAAGCGATTTGGGATGCCGTGGATGCCCATTCTCGCACTCGCCGAATCGAAAGGGCATTCCCCCGCGAAATCCTTTCGAGCGATCCGCGTGATAAGGATATGTTCATCCGATTCAAGGGTGGATCATCCTGGCAGGTGGCGGGCTCCGACTCGTACAACAAGCTCGTCGGCGCCGGAACGCGTGGGCTTGTCTTCTCAGAATTCGCACTGGCCGACCCCTCCGCATGGGATTACATGCAACCGATGATCGAGGAATCGGGTGGATGGGCGATGTTCATTTCCACCGTCCGAGGGCGGAACCACTTCTACCAGCTCGGGGAATACGCCAAGAAGGATCCCGACTGGTTCTACCAGTGCCTGACCGTTGACGACACGGGCGTATTCACGCAATCCCAGCTCGACAAGATTCTGGCCCAGCTCCGCACCCGATGGGGCGACGACATGGGAGAAGCGATCTTCCGGCAGGAGTACTATAATGACCCGGACGTGACCGGATTCAAGGCGTTCATCACCGGCCAACTCGTCGCCAAGTGCCGCGCATACCGTGCGACCCTGTCTTATGGCGAGCCGATCATCTGGGGGCTCGACGTTGCTCGCGATGGCCTGGACAAGTCCGCTCTCGCCGTCCGGGAAGGGCGCAAGGTCCACGAGGTATTCGGGTTCCGCGAGCCGAACACGATGATGCTTTGCGAGAAGATCGCGGCCAGATTCGCGAACGACCCGAAGCGGCCCGACGCGATCTTCGTGGACGGCGTGGGCATGGGCGCGGGCGTGGTAGATAGGTTGCGCCAGCTTCTGGGGCCCCAACTCGTCATGGATGTGCAGGCCGCAGGGAAGGCGCTCGATCCCGACAAGTACTCGAACAAGCGGGCAGAAATGTGGGGGCGAATGCGTGACGCTTTCACGGAAGGAACAGAGCTTCCGAACGAGCCACAACTTGTGGACGAGCTGACGTGGCCGCTTTGCGCCTACGAGAAGATCTCCGAACGCCTGGCCCTGGAATCGAAGGACGACATCCGCGAGCGCCACGGCGGAAGCCCTGACGTAGCCGATGCCCTGGCCCTGACCTACGCGGCTCCGGTGGTCCGCAGAACGACGCCGGTAGAGGCGATGCGCGGAATCATGCCGGCGCAGAAAAACACAGCCTTCGCGGAATATAACTATTTCGGGTAGATTTGGGGAAAGGGGGCGAACCATGTCGGCATTTACTGAGAGCGAACAGCGGCGCCGAGCGATAAACCGCGAGGAGGCCACATTCCAGCAGGGTCTTTCTGCGGGAACGAATGAACAGCAGCGCTCGTTGATGGCGAACACAAATAACGCTCTTCGGGGAAGGCTGCTGCAATATGACGCCGCTTTAACTGGTGACCAGAAAAAAGCCCGCACCACCGAATCCAACCTCCGCGCCGTCGCTCCCCGATACCAGGGAACGGGCCTCGCGCAGATGTTCGGCGCCCAAGGCACGCAAGCCGCCAAGACTAGGCTGGGCCAGTGATGGACGCCAGCGACGACGGCGCGCGCGAGATTCTTTCCCGTCTCGAACAACTCAAGAGCGAGCGCTCGACGTTCGACGCGCAGTGGGACGAGGTCGCCGAGTACGTCGGGACTCAGACAGGATTCAGCGCTAACCAGCCAGGAAAAGGCGAGAAGCGCGGGCTCAAAGCGTTCGACTCGACAGCCCGGATCGACCTATCCCGGTTCGCGGCCACGATGTCCAGCCTGTTGACACCGCAGAATGAGCGGTGGCATAAGCTCGACGCGCCTGGACAGGAGGGCCACACGGAAGACGTCTACCTGGACGACGTGACCCGGATCCTGTTCGAGGCTCGCTACTCCCCGACGAGCGGATTCCCTGGCCAGATGTTCGAGGCGTATGAGAGCGTTGGCGCCTACGGTACCGCGGTCATGGCGATCATGGATTCCGGGATGGGCATCAAGTATCGGTGCGTCCCGCTCCGTGAAGTGTGGATGGAAGAGAATTGGCAAGGCCAGATCGACACAGTCTATCGGGAATATTCCCTGACCGCCCGCCAAGCCGTCCAGCAGTTCGGTGACAAGACGCCTGAGATCGTCCGCGAACGCGCAGGGACGCGACCAGGCGATCGCTTCACGTTCGTGCAGAAGGTTTGCCCGAACGCCGAGGTCAAGGGCTGGCGCAAGGACTTCGAAGGGATGGAGTGGGCAAGCTACGACATCTGCGTGACTTCGAAGAAGACGATCCAGCGAGGCGGATACCGAAAGTTCCCGTTCGCAATTGCTCGCTTCTCGACATCCCCAGGCGAAACATACGGGCGCTCCCCGGCGATGCAGTGCCTTGCGACCGTCAAGATGCTGAACGAGATGAAGAAGACGACGCTCCGGGCGTCTCACAAGGCGATCGACCCGACGCTTTTGATGGACGGCTCTCTCCAGGCGTTCGCCTCGATCCCTGGCGCGGTTGTCCAGGGCGGTGTAGTGGATGGCAAGGCGCAAGTAATCCCGCTCCAGGCAGGCGGGAATATTCCGCTTTCCCTCGAGATGATGGACCGCGAGCGCGCCACGATCCATGATTCGTTCTTCGTCTCCCTCTTCGAGATCCTCGCCGAAGACCGGCGCAACATGACCGCCCAAGAAGTGATGCAGCGGGCGCAGGAGAAGGGGCAACTACTCGGACCTGTCGCCGGGAACTTCGAAGCGTCCTTCCTTGGGCCGCTTATCGAACGCGAGCTCGACATCCTGGAAATGGCCCGCCAGCTTCCCCGCATGCCTCAATCGCTGGAAGAGCAGGGCGGCGCCTACGAGATCAAGTACACATCCCCGATCTCCCTGGCGCAGAAAGCCGGGCAAGGCGTGGCGGCGCTGCGGTTCATCGAAGCCGTGGGCGCCGTGGCGCAGTACGACCCGAACGTGGTCAACTCGGTTGATGCCGACGAGCTTCTTCGTGTGATCGCCGATGCTCAAGGCGTCAAGCCGTCGATCCTCCGCGACAAGGCGGAAGTGTCGAAGCGAAACGCCGAGCAGCAGCAGCAGAACCAAGCGGCTGCAGTACTCCAAGGCGCTGACGTTGCAGCCAACGCGGCCCGATCGCTGGCGCAAGCGCAGGCCTACGCGACCGCTCCAGGCGTCAACGTATGACGGAAGAATACCGGGCTCCGGAAGAGGCGATAGAGGCTATTCGAGCATCTTACCAAGCCGCTTTCGCGGGAGGGGCGGGGCAAAAGGCGCTCGAAGACCTACGGAGATTTTGCCGAGCTGGGGAGACCTGCATTGTTGTAGGTTCTCAAGGCATCGATGTCCACGCTACGCTTGTGGCGGAGGCAAGGCGCGAGGTGTGGCTACGCGTCGCAAATGCACTGGGATTAGATCCCCACACGGGTCAAAAACTGTAAGGAAACATCATGGCAGACGATACCGGGTCCGTGGCTTCATTGTTCGGCGGGCAACCCGGAGACGGAGGAGCCCCGCCGGCCCCCGCTCCTGGGGGTGCGCCGCAGGCGGCCGATCCGACAGGAGGGATTGACGACGCCGCGAAGTTCGTGAAGTCATTCGATCCAACCTCCCGCGAGTGGGTTGCAAAGAAGGGGTGGAAGTCGGCGGCGGACGTTGCTTCCAGCTACAAGGAATTAGAAAAGCTGGTGGGCGGTGAGAAGATCCCCATTCCCAAGGATCCGAACGACAAAGCGGCGTGGGACGTGGTTCACCGCGCCCTTGGAAAGCCGGAGTCGCCGGAAGGGTACGGCCTCGACAAGATCGAAGGGCTCGACAAGACTTTCGCTGGCGAAGCCGCGAAGGCGTTCCATGATCTCGGACTCTCCCCCAAGCAAGCCCAAGCGCTGGTCGAATTCCAGACGAACGGCGTCAAGGCGCGCATGGAGGCGGCGGAGAACGAATTCCAGCAGACGCGCCAACTCGACGTAAATGGGATGAAGAAGGATTGGGGCAACCAGTTCGAGCCCAAGGTCGAGATGGGCCGACGCGCCGCGGCTCAGTTTGGGCTGGACGACGCCGCGCTGGAATCGCTGGAAAGGGCGATGGGCACGCGCAAGGCGTCGGAATTCTTGGTCAAGGTCGGAGAATCCTTCGCGGAAGCTCCGATGGTTCACGCGCAGGCGCCCACCCCGCAAGCCATGACACCGGAGACGGCACGGGCGGAGATTTCCAGGCTCAAGGCCGACTCGGCATGGGCCAAGAAGTACTACGACGGCGATCCCGCAGCGCGCGCGGAACTGCAGCGCCTGATTCGCCTTGACGCGGGATTGTGAGATGCCCGAACCAATTCGCGCCGCATCTGTTGCGGAAATACGGTTGGCGTGCTTACATTTAGCCTACAGCCGGACCGATGAAACTGATTCACTGACCCGGTGCGATAAGCTTTTCAAATGGGTGATGCAGGACTCGGGACAATCTCCACAAGAGACCCCAGTAGAAGGCCGGTCAACCAAGAGCAAATCGCAAACATAGGCCCCGGACAACCGGACAAGCCCCAAACCAGAAACCACAATTTCATGGAGGGGCTTTCGCATGTCCGAAGCTCAACTGTACACAAAGCAATACTCGGCAAACCTCGAACTCGCGCTGCAGCAGACCAGCACGAAGATTGTCGACAAGTTCGAAACGGCGATGTACACCGGGGAAAAGGTCTCCCCGATTCAGTTCCTGGACTCGCTCGAAGTCAGTGAAATCACGGGCCGGAATGAGCCGATGCCCGACACCGACTCGAACTACGAACGCCGCTGGGTTTCGCCTCGCTCGTTCGATCTTCCCCGGTTCCTCAACGAGGAAGACATGCTCAAGACCATCGTGGACCCCAAGTCCGCGACGCTCGAAGCGCAGCGCGCCGCATTCATGCGCAACCGCGACAACCTGGGGTATTCCGCGTTCTTCGGGGATGCTCTGATCGGCAAGGACGGAACCACAACCGTCACCTGGGCCACCGAAGCCGCCGCGACCCCCGCAGGTTCCCAGATCGTTCTGCAGACCGTCGGTTCATCCGGTGGATCGACCGCCGTCGGCCTGAACGTCGCCAAGCTTGTCGAAATGCGCGCCATCCTGGAGACCAACGACGTCGACCTTGATGTCGAAGAGGTTTTTATCGGCGTGAACGCGAAGGCCAACAAGGACCTTCTGAAGGAAGCGCAGATTATTTCTCGCGACTTCAACGACTCGTTGGTTCTCAAGTCTGGCCGCGTGGAACGGTTCATGGGATTCACCTTCGTTCCCTTCCAGCGCATCACGACCGACGGCACCTACCTCCGTCTGCCTGTGTGGACGAAGAAGGGGATGCACTTCGCTCGCTGGTCGGAACTCTACACCAACGTGGAGAAGGATACCAGCCGCCGCGGTCACCCGTACCAGCTGTACGCCAAGGAAACCCAGAATTCGACTCGCGTTGACGCCAAGCGCGTCGGCGAAATCAAGATCACGGCGGCCTAAGCCGTGGCCGTCACGGAGAGAAAAGCTTCGGAATTCGCCAAGTGGGACCAGGACAAAGAGATCCTGGCCGTTGGCGGTGCCGAGGAGCGCCTCTTCGTCGGCGTTGTCGATGCTGTGGCAGGTGATAGCGTGGGATCGGTCTACCGATTCCTGCGCGTCCCTGCCAACCTTGTCCCGACCGAGATCGTGGTTTCGACCACTGGCCTTGGTGCGGGATGCGCGGCAAGCGTCGGCGTCTATCGCCCGCTTGGCGCGGACAACGGGGCAGTGATCGGCGTCGACGAATTCGATTCAGAACTCTTCCTGGAATCGCCTGGCTCCAGCTACGCCAACAACATGGCCGCGTCCCCCGCTGTGGACTTCTCGAAGATCGGGAAACAGCTCTGGGAGCGTCTCGGGTTCGCTCGGAATCCCGGCCACGCCATGGACATCTGCCTCACTCTCACGGCTCCCGTTGTCACGACTGGTCAAGTCTGCATCGGCATCCGTGGTACCCTCAAGTAAAAGGAGCCTTCAATGGCCGTCGTATCCCTGAAAACCACCGCAATCACCGCACAGGACGCCGCAGACGACAAGATCGCCACCGCTGGCCCCTATGAATGCGTGCTCACCGGCACCCTCGAAACCAACGCCGACGACACCGCTGGATCCGTGTACCGCATGGTACGCGTGCCCGCGAACTTCGTCCCCACTGAAATCTTGCTGGCCACCGACGCCCTGGGTGGCTCCGCAGCCGCCGACGTTGGCGTCTACAAGATCGAGGAGGATGGCGGCGCGGTGGTTGATGCCGACGAGTTCGCCAGCGCTGTCGTTGTGTCGTCCGCCGTCGCCTGGACGAAGGTGATGGAAGAAGCTGCAGCCGCCGACATCGCCAAGATCGGCAAGGCAATGTGGGAGCGCGTCGGACTGACCGCCAACCCCGGAATCGCCTACGACATCGCGCTGACCCTGACCGTGGCAACTGGCTCGATCGGGACTGTGTCGATGATCGTTCGCGGCTTCTACAAGGCGATCTAAGCCGTGGCCTACACCTACATTGGCAAGGACCAGGGCGTCGGAATCGCGGAAGTCGCGGTCGGCGCCTCGACCACCTCGAAGGCGGTGGAAATCTCCATCGATTCGGCGAAGATCAAGCAGGGCGAAGCGTTGGCGCAGATCGATCAGATCCGCGCCTACATCTGCGCCTCCACTTGGCCCCCGTCTTGAGGTAGATTTGTGATGTAACGGAGGTACTCGGATGGCTTCAAGAATCGACATCATCAACCTTGCATTGACGAGGATTGGCGAAAGCCGAATCGAGGAGCTTGACGAGGAGAGCAAGGCCGCAGACGAGGCTCGCGCCGTCTACGATCTTTTGCTTGACTCTGAATTGATGGCGAATCGGTGGGGCTTCGCGCAACGGCGCGCGGCCCTTGCCGTTTCCGCTACAGCCCCGGCGTGGGGCTACGCTTACAAGTACGCCGTGCCCTCCGACTCACTTTCGGTGATCTACGTGGATGGGCAGGAGCCCGCAGCGCTGGATGATTTCCGGCAGTCCAGGTTCCCGACGTGGCAGATCGAGGGCCGCGACATCGTGACCGATCTTGCCGCACCACTGAAGATTCTATACGTCGCACGAATCGAGAATCCCGACGAGTGGAGCGCGGCATTCCGGGCGGCGTTCTCCTTCAAGTTGGCCGAAGTCCTGGCAATTCCGATCGCAGCCGATACCGGGCTGCGCGACCGCATGGCGCAGGCATACGAGATCTCGATCCGTGATGCTCGCCAACAATCCGCGATCCAGTCGGCGCCGCAGTACGTGGCCGACTCGACTTGGCTCCAGGTGCGCGACTGATGGGCGATCAATCGGTTCTGAAAAGTTCCTGGAATGGCGGCGAACTCTCTCCGCTCATCGACGGGCGCGTGGACCACTTCAAGTATCCGCAGGGGATGAAACTTTCCAGGAACGGAATCCCGACCGTCCACGGGGCGCTTGTGCGCAGACCTGGAACGAAGATCTTCTCGTCCCTGACTCGCCTACCTGTCGAAGATGCTCGCGTTCGGTCGCCCGTCATGGTCTCGCATGAGATTTCCGCCGACCGCGCCTACCTCTACTTATTCGAGCCCACGCTTCCAGATTCCTTCCTTGTGATCAAAAATCGGGAACTCATCGGGCCCGGATTCGGGTACCCTCTCCAGAGCGTGCCGCGCCGGGTCGACGGAACTTCGATCCTCTCGACCGCGCAGAATGGAGAAGACCTCTACATCGCCGACGACGGGTCAAGCCCGCTCAAGAAGATCAATAACGACGTTTCAAGCGGCAGCGAGATCGTGACGGGCCGGAATGCTTTCCCGAAATCTCCCGTGGTCAATTGGACCGGAAGTGACGAGACGCCGACTCCGTTCGCACAGAACTACAACACGCCACCATTCCAGGATTACAAGCCCGAGACGAACCCGCAAATCGAATGCACGGGAAGTCGTGTAATCGGGACCGTTCCAGGGTCTCCCGCGTTCACGGTGTACGTGAATAGTGACCTCTGGGCGCCGGTCGGGACGTTCACCGGGAAGAACGGTCATCGGATCGTTTTCAACCCCGACTACATCGAAATGCCGACCGTGCAGAAGTGGGCCGCCGGCCTATCGGTTTCCGATCGGAGCGTCTTCTACCACCAAAATCGCTACTACCGCGCCCTGATCGCGGTGGCCGAAAGCGTTGCGCTCCAGACTGAGCCGATTCACGAGTTCGGCGCCATCTACAGCCCTTCGGACGCCGGGTGGAAAGTCCAGCTCGGGTACATCGGGAACGGTCATTTCTCCGGAACCATCGATACGCCACCCGACACCGACCCGTCCAAGCCCGGCCTTGAGCGCGTGACGATACGTTGGGACATGATCGACGCGCCGAGGTTCAAAACGGCGCGTTGGGCATGGGCAGCGGTCGGAACGGGCGCTGACCTGGAGACAGGCGCAGCGTACCCCGACAACGTCGCGATCTTCCGAAACCGTCTGGTGATCTCCGCAGGAAACCGCCTGCACTTCTCGCGGGCCGGCAAGCTCAACGACTTCAACCAGTACAACGCTTCCGGTCTGGTGACCGCAGATAGCTCCATCACCGTCGAGATCCCGTCGCGCCAAAAGCTGGCTGTCGAATGGCTTGTGGCAATGGATTCGCTGATCATCGGCGGGCGAACCGGCGTATTCGAGTGCCGAGAGGACACCAAGTCCGAGGTATTCGGCCCCGGGAACGTCGCGATTCGGCAAATCTCGTCGTATGGATCGCACTCGGTCGAACCTGTCGTGCTGGACTCGGAAATCTTCTACGTGGTTCGTGGCGGAAAGCGGCTTCACCGCCTTTCCAGCGACGGTACCTCATGGTCCTCAATCGATATGTCCGTCCTCGCCGACCACCTGGGCGCGTCGGGGATCTGTGAACTTGCCTGGCAAAATGAGCCGTGGAAGGTCATTTGGGCCATCACGCGAGATGGGCGCCTTGTCGGCATGACCTGGGACCGCGAGCAAGACGTGTGGGGGTGGCATCCGCACCAGTCCGACGGCGGGCTATTCCGTGGCGTGGCGTGCCTTCCCTCTCCCGATGGCGACATTGACGATGTCTGGCTTGCGACGAACCGGAACTTTGAGGGGCCCGGAACGGCCAGCGAGACGGCAGGGATCTTTGTAGAGCGGTTCACTGATGCCCACAAGATCGGCGGCGACCTGCGCGAGGCCGTCTACACGGACTGCTCGAACTCATTCAGTGGTGACGCCGTCACGGCGGATCCCGTCAACGGCGGATTGATGCTGACCGGCGCTACCTGGGATGAGAATTCACTTCTCTCGCTGACCTCGCTTTCCGGCCCGCTTCCATTCACCGCGGCGGACGTTGGGAAGGTGATTCGGGCACTCGACTTTACCTTCGAAGGCGGCGTCGCGGTACCGATCGAAGATGGCCCGTTCGCGGACCTCATCATCGAGGGTGCGCCTTCCGGTGGCTCCCTGCCGGTTCGACCCATGTTCCCGGTCCCGTCCGCACTTCAAGGTCGGTTCTTGGCATGGCAGCTTCGGGTAGATCGTGTTCGCGTCGTCTACATGGCCGGGCGCGAGGCGTCGATTTGCGTCGATGGATGTGCGCACCAGAACGTCGTCGCGGATGGCGCGGGGTGGATCCAGCTCAACGCGCACCACAACCGAATCCACGTCGGATTCCCGTGTAAGTTCATCGCGCAGACCATGCGGATCGAAGGCGGCGCAAGCAATGGGACCAGCCAATCCAAGATCAAGCGGATCAGCCACGTCGCGGTCCGGCTCCTGGAGTCGGTCGGGATCAAGATCGGGTCGAGCGCCGCAAATGCCCGCCCCGCATCCTTCCGGGCGAACTCCGCAAAGATGGACGAGCAGGTCGCGGCATTCAGTGGAGACTTCAGCATCGCCTTTCCTTCCGGGTATTCGACAGACGGATACGTCTACATCGAAAGCGACCAGGCGCTACCCGTGACCGTGGTATCCGCCGTGATCGACGTGGCGACCGAATGATGGAATTGATCCCCTTCGACCCCGTACACCTGCAAGGATTCACGCCGCACGCAAGGCAAGCAAACGCCGACCTTTCTGGGGCGTGGTTCGATGGCGTGGGCGTGACGCTCATGGATGGCGACGACGTGGTCGCGGCTGGTGGCCTCATCCCGATATGGTCAGGCCGCGTGCTGGCCTGGGCGATCATCGGCAAGGGTGCGAGCATGCTGGCTGTGACGCGGGCGGCAATCAAATTCCTGCGCCGATTCCAGGAATTGCCGCGCATCGAGGCGACGATCGATCTAACATTTCCGGAGGCGATCCGCTGGATCGAGCTTCTCGGATTCCAACGCGAGGGCACCATGCGCAAATGCGGTCCGAACGGCGAAGACTTCGCCATGTATTCGAGGGTCAACTAATGGACCCGCTGACGATGATGGCAATGCTCCAGCTTGGATCCTCTGCGCTTGGCGGGCTTTCCAGCATCATGGGCGGGAACGAGGAATCTGACGCGCTCAAACGGCAAGCGGAGATCGACCGCGAGAATGCCCGCCTTGCCCTTGAGAAGGGCGAGGCCGATGCTGGACAGGTTCGCGAGCGCGGATCTCGCTTTCTGGGGGAGCAGTCAGCGACCATTGCTCAAAGCGGTCTCGGTGCTGGCGGAACGAATGCAGCTCTTGCCGCCGAAGCTGCACGCGGGATCGAAACCGATGTCGGCAACACCCGCCGCGATGCAGCCTTGAAAGCCGCAGGATTCCAGGAGCGGGCCGCAGCATCCGACGAGCGCGCCACGCAATCACGCAAGGCTGGATACATGGGCGGCGTCAACGCCCTTCTGTCCGGCGCATCGACGTACTACGGGAATACAAGGAGCCTTCGATAATGCCTCAGATCCCACGGTACAACCAGCAGACATCCGCGCCCGTCCAGTACCGCGACCCCGGAAATGTCGTCCAGGGCCAGACCGGGCGAATGCTCGGAAGCTTCGCGCAGACCGCGAGCAACTCCGTCGAGCAACAGCGCGGCGTCACCATGCGGAACCAGGAGTTCATGGCGCAGGCACAAGCCGAAAGCGATCGCGAGACGGAGAAGACGCAGCGGCTTCAGGCGAAGGAGTGGGCCGACCGCAACGCCGCCGATTTGGACCTCCGCAAGATGGAGGAGTTCAACAAGCTCCAGGCGTCCATTGGCGCCGACAAGGACTTCGCGCAGGAGTGGGAGAAGGCCCGAACCGCGATTGATGACGAGGCGACAAAAGCCGTCCCACCGACCAATCCGTTCTACGGCGAGCAGCTTCGCGGGAACATCGAGAGCCAGCGGGCCAAGTACGGCACGCAGGCGATCAATCAGAAGTTCCGCATGGTCGAAGAGAATTCCGCCATGAACTTCAATGCGCTCGTGGAGACGAAGCGAAAGATCCTCATGCAGAAGCCTGGCCTCGAAGCCGACGCCGAACTTGCCGCGTTCGAGGAGGAGTTGAAGTCGAACGCCAGCCTTTCGCAGATCGAACAGGTTCGCGCCGATGCGCTGGAGAAGCGAGCGAAAGAGGAGGTGTCGGAAACTGTCCTCCAAAACATGACGAAAAACGTCGGCGACGCGAGGACGCTTCTGTCCGCGATCGATGGAGAGGCTCGCATTCACTTCCAGCGAAAGAAAGGTGCAGCAGTTGGCGGGAAGCCGGCATTCAAAGTTGCGGGCGGGAAGTGGGATGCACAGATTTCCGCAGCGGGAGAGAAGTACGGCTTGCCGTCCACGCTGATCGCCGCGATGATGCACGCTGAAAGCGGAGGGCGCCACACCGACGAAAACGGGAAGGTGACGATCTCCACGCGCAAGAAAAAGGACGGAACAGTCGAAGTCGTCGGCGCACGCGGCCTTATGCAGCTCATGCCAGCGACCGCGAAGGGGCTTGGTGTCGATCCTGACGACCCAACACAGAACATCGAGGGTGGAGCGAAATACCTCTCCCAGATGATGGAGAAATACGGAAGCGAAGCGAAGGCTCTCGCAGCCTACAACGCCGGACCTGGAAGCGTAGATAGCGCCATCGCGAAGGCAAAAGCGGCAAGCGACGATGCAAATTGGATGAAGTATCTCCCGATGCCGGAAGAGACAATTCCCTACGTCGGAAAGATCATGAAGAACGCGAAGATTCGCGGCGGGGGTAGCGCCGACTACGAGGCCATCCAGGAACCCGCCGCGACGCTCAACGTCACGCGCACCGCAAGCCCTGAACAGCTCGCGAGATACCGGGGCATCGCCGAAAACGTGATCGCGCAGGATGCACGAGCGCGCACCGAGGCGACCAAGCTCGAAGTATCCGAAAGGGAGCGCGCCGAAAAGGCGGCGGCGTCGGATGGCCTGCAGATCGGGCGACCGCTGACCGCCGAGGACTACATGTCCGCAGGGTACAGCGCGAAGGACGCGCAGATCAAGATGGCGGTTCAGGGCAATTTCCAGCAGATCGCCCCGATCGTTGCTGGCCTCAAGAGCAAGAGCAAGGCGGAGCGGGATGCGATCATTCGCGGGCTCGAGCCAAAGAATGCTGGCGAGGCAGGGATCGACTACGACGCCAAGCGGGATGCCTGGAAGCTGGCCAGCGCGGCCAATGAGCAGATCGACAGGCAGGTCAATGAAGACCCCGCAGGATACGGCATTCGGTCCAATCCGCTGATCGCCAACGCCTGGACGCAGTGGAGCACGGTCTCGCAAAAGCCAGATGCTTCGGTCGCCGGATTGAAGAGCCAAGCGCTCGACTCCTACGTGGCGCAGGTCGAAGGTTTCCAGCGGGCGCAGGGGGTCGAATCCCCGGCGCTCCTGCCCAAGGAACAGGCCGATGCGATTAAAGGCCAGTGGTACGGGCAGGAAGACGGCCCGATGAAGGCCGCGCAGACCATGACCCAGCTCGCGCAGACCTACGGCAAGCATTACCCGAAGATCTTGAAGCAGCTTGCGAAGGATCTCCCCTCCGAAGCGCTCTGGGTCGGGAACCTCGCTGACAACCCCGGCACCGAAGGCGTGCGACAACAGCTTGCGGCGGCGTCCAAGGCGTTCGCCAAGCCAGACCAGATCCCGCAGCGCGTAGCCCTGGAAAAAGAGATCGACGCGAAGTTTGCCGCGTTCACAACGTCCATGACATCCACCGATCCGGCGGGTGGGGCGGAAACATGGATCCAGCTCCGCGACGGGGCTGTCAAGCTCGCCGCGCTCAAGATGGCTCAGTCAGGCGCAAATCCGAGAGCCGCCGCCAAGCAGGCATACGACGAATTGGTCGCGTCACAGTTCATCTTCGAATCGAGCGAGCGAACCGTTACCTCCATCATGAGCGACGGCACCGATTTGCAGGCTGTCACCGCGACCGGACAGATCCGCATCCCCCGCGTGTGGCCGGGACAGGCGCCGGGACAGGCTCCGGAATCGATCCTTGACGGCGCTAACCGGTGGAAGAAGGCCGAGCTTCCCGCGCTGGATATCGCCCCGCCACCCGGGAAAAGCGCTCGCGTCCACCTGGCTGATGTGAAATCCCGCTCCGGGTGGGTCACCTCGCCGGACGACGACGGGCTAGTCCTGATGCTCGGATCCGCACCCGTGCGAACCGCCGACGGGAAGCCGGTCAAGATCTCGTGGTCGGATGCAGCGGACTACCAGACGCAGGAGGACGCAGCTTGGCGCGCAACCCGCGCAGCCAATCCGAAAGCGCGGATCGGCGAAGCTGTGGGCGAAGCGATCGGCGGCGCCGTGAAATCGCTTGGGGAATGGTTCATTTCTCCCAGCAGGTAAGCATTTTGTAGGGACCAGGGGGATTCAATGCCGGTATTCGTTGACGCCAAGAACCAGGACGCACCGGGCGGGGAATCTTTCCCCCTGGGCCTAGGCGAGTCCATCAAGACCGGATTCGAAGAGGCTGCGATCTCGGGCCCGTTCTTTGGCGGACTCCTTGCGAACGACATCCGCATTGCGAACAAGCAAGGGACGCTGCTTACCCAAGCGGAGGCGAAATCGCAAGCGGCCGCCGAGGGCTTTCCTGGCCTGAGTATTCCATCCGCAGGCATGACAGACCAGGGCTTGGAAACGATGCTCGCCCTTGCCCGTGACCGTGCCGAGGGGGAGGAAAGACTTTCCCGCGCATCTGGCGCCGGAGCATTCGCCGGGTCGCTGGTCGGTGGATTCTCCGATCCTATCCTTGGGGCTCTGAACTTCGTTCCCGTGGTCGGCGCATCCCGCGAAGCCGCGATCCTCGCTAAGGCGTCCATCAAAGCTGGTGCGGCCGGCCGAATCCTGGCGCGTGGCGCGATTGGCGCCGTCGAGGGTGCGGTCGGCTCCATTCCATCCATGGCACTGAACGCCGCGACCCGTCAGGCTGTGGGCGACGACTACACCGTGGATGACGCTTTCGCCGAGTTCACATCCTCTGTGGTCATGGGAGCCGGGTTCCAAGCGGGTATCGGGCAGATCGGCGAAGGCGCCTCCGCTCTGGCTGATCGCTCGTCGCACTCATGGGTCCGCGAGAAGTTCGGCACCAAGTCGCAGGAGTGGCGCCAGCTCATGGAGCACGACAAGCGCACTGCCGATGCGATCGCGGCGGATCACGCGCAGCCGGCGGAGGCTCGCGTAGATGTGGAGCCTGGGCGCACCATCGAAGCTGAACCAGGGCGCATCATGGAGGCGGGGCCCGCCGCAACGCTTCGCCAAGCGCTGGGGGACCGCCCCGTATTCGCCGAGGCAGCGACCCGCGCCGATCCTCTGGCCGTGGAAATGGTGGCAGCGATGAGACAGAGCCAAGCGGCGATCGAACGCGCACCGGAAGCGTTCGAGCCGATGGCAAAGGCGTTCGACGCGCTGACCATGGACCGCAACAGCGGATTCACGATCGAGGAAGGATTGCAGTTCGGGGCGATCAAGCGGCTTGAGCCGCACCAGGTGGAAATCGCTCGCGCCGTTGACGCGCTGACCGAGCAGCCGGAACGCATGGCGCGCATGGTGTCCGAGTACGCCAAGGCCACCCAGCGCGGTGCCGATCCCGCCAGGGCCACGCAAGAGGCTATCGCGCAGATCGCCGCGCCAAAAGGTCCCGCCGAGAAGGGCCGTCTCGCATCCCCGCAGACCATCACGAACGCCGAGGCGATCGCCGACTTCCAGGCTCGAAGTGGAATCGTGCTCAACCCCGAAAAGGTGGTCGACGCTGACCCGCGCATCGACCAGGCCGACCCCGACGCGCCCGCCAGAGAGGTTGCACGGGCCGACGATCCCGCGAACCGATACGACGCCGACGAGTTGCGCCAAGGTCGCGACAAGGCAAAGGAGTCCGAAGACCTCCCAGACGACGAGGATTATGATGTCCTGGCCGACGAAGCCGAAGCGGAGCTTGAGCGGCTACGCAAGCTTGCGGAGACGGAGGGGGCAAGGTTCGCGGAGGGCGCAGCGCTTCCCGAGTCCATCGACATCGGCGGCGTACAGCGCAGCACGAAGGATTCCACGGGGCGCAGGCTTGGGCGGACAGAGGAGGAGGTCCGCAACTTCTGGAATTGGTTCGGTGACTCGAAGGTGGTGGATGAGGCGGGGAATCCGCTGGTAGTTTACCATGGGAGCCCCACGCCGGAGGGTATTACGGAATTCTCCCCGGGCGGCAAGCAGGGTTCTCGACTGAGCGGGGACGCTTACGGCGTGGCCAGTTACTTCACGTCCTCCCCAGGTGAGGCCTCAATCTATGCTCGGGATGATGGGGCGGTTTTCCCGGTATATGTCCGGGGCGAGATACTAGACGTTGACTCCAAACTTTCCGAAGTGCAGTCGGACAGAGTTTCACAGCTTGCAAGCGAGGTGATGCTGCCCTCTGACAAAGCTAGATTCGCAATTGGTCGAGAGGTTCGGAGTTTTGACGACGTCCGAGACGCTCGTGACTTCTTTGACGCCCAGCGTAAGAACTGGGAGGCTTTTGGCGACGGCATGGATCGGGCCAAACCAGAGGCTCGCGCGGATGGTGGGGAATACCAAGTCGAGTTCACAAATTTCGACGCGGATGTGAGGATCGAAACCGGCGAAGACGCGTTCACCCTGTTCAAAGCAATCGGCTTTGACAATATCGCCGCAGCGGGCTTTGACGGGTTGATGTTCGCTCGGGACGGCGGGGCGAAATGGGTCGTTATGCAGCGCCCGGAGACAAACGCCAAATCCGCCATCGGCAATCGCGGCACGTTCGACCCCGCGAATCCCGACATCCGTTTCGCCGAATCTGATCTCCCTGGCACACAATCTCCCGCCGAAGCTGTCCGCGCAGAAATCTCCGAGCGATTCGGTGAAGACCTCGTCAAGCTGGGCGAGTCCAATGGGCTGACAATCGTCAACTCCTGGCAGGACATCCCCGGCGCGCCCCGTGAATCCGTAATCGGAATGACCGAGGGTGGCAAAGTCTGGATCGCGGCGTCTGGCCTGAGCGAGGGCCAAGCGGCATCGGTGTACCTGCACGAAATGGGCGCCCACGTCGGAATCCGGAAGATGGTCGGCGACCAGGGCTTCGCGGATCTCCAGGCGCGAGCGGGCGCGATTCTCGACTCGTCCCCTGAGCTGGCCGCTGTCGTTCGTGGGGCGATCCCTCGCGACACCAACCCGCGATTCCGGTCCGAGGAAGAGCTTGCCTATCTCGTACAGCGCTTTGAGGAAGGGCTGTCCGCTCGCGATGACTGGTGGCCGTCCGGTGCGCAGTGGGCGCGCATCACCGACCCTGATGTCCGGCGCGCTGTCGTGGAGTTCGTCCGCGATCTCCTGGCGAAGGCGAAAGCGTGGCTCTATGAGAACGCTCCAGCCTTGCGCGGCATGCCCCTGGACGAGCGTGACCTGCACGCGATGGCCGTCCGGTCCCTGCGGTCGGCTGGCGAGATCGAGAGCGGGCGACGGTTCGCGCAGAAGGCCAGCGAAGCGGACTCGGAGATCGAAGCGGCCAAGGATCTTTCCAAGCGGGTCCGCGAGGTCTACAAGAAGGCTTACGACAAGGTCGCGGCGGCGCCCGAACTTGCCGACGACGCGCTGGTCCTGGCTGCACGCTCCGCAGGCCTTGAGAAGGCCGAGGCGGTCGAACTGGTGAAGCGGTTCCGCAAGATGGGCAACTCGGAAGCGGCGCTCAAGGAGGATATGACCACGGCGGCGCTGGTGCGGTACCGTGCGACCCTCAACGCGATCAAGCTCCACGAAGGCATGGCGCAGGTCATGCGCTTCAAGGGCAATGAGACGGAAGGCGCCCTTTCTCTCGACGCCGGCTCTGAATGGAATGTGGCGGGCGCACGGGCGCGAAATGTGGACTCCGCACGGAACAAGTGGACCAAAGAACTTGCGGGCGGCGCCGAGTGGGAGCTTCGGCAGGCGAAGCTCTTCGAGCTGGCCAAGGATCCCGCGCACGGAACGCACATCGTCAACGCCCTGTTCGACATCCAGATGGATCGCAAGGACGGGCTAGGCGTCAAGTACAATGCCGACCACGCGAAGATTGCCGAGATCATGAATCGGTTCCAGATGTCGTCCTTGAAGCGGCTCCGGCGGATGGGCGTTGACATCGGCCAAATCAAGGGACGCATGCTCCACCAGATGCACGACTCCTGGGCGCTGCGCAACTTCGCGAACGGCGGGCGCACGGGCGCGACGCGGGCCGGGATCCGTGGGCTGGTGTCGAGAGTCCTTCCGGGCAAGTGGGCGCCGATCGGATCCGATGCGCACATGAACGCGTGGGTCGACTTCGTGGCGCCCCTCCTGGATGCAGAGACATACGATGGGCGCGCGGTCGATCGCGACTACCTAGAAGGCTCATACAAGCTTTTGGCGGGCTTCAAGGAGCCGAGCAAGGAGCGGGAACTTCTGAGCGGGCGATACTCCACCGGCGGCGTTCCGGGTGAAGCCGCGCGGCTCTCGTCGCTGGGCCGAAATATGAAATTCAAGGGGCCCGACGAGTGGATCGCGTATCAGAAGAGGTGCGGGAATCCCGACCTCCTGGCGAACTTCTTCGGTGAGCAACAGGCGACCGCTCGGAGCCTTGCGATCCTGGAGATCTACGGACCGGGAGGCGAGAACACGCGGGCAGTCCTCCACCAGGCAGTCGGGCAGCAGCTTGTCGGCAAGCCGGCGATGGACTGGCAGAACAGCCGCAAGAAGCGGGAAGCGCAATGGGCCGTCGTCTCCGACAGGATCAACATCCCCGGAAACGAGATCCTCGCGAACGCCTACGACAACGCGGCGAACCTCACACGCGCGTCGGTTCTTGGCGCGTCGATTCTGTCGCAGGCGCCAGACACGGTCAATATCGCCAAGTGGAGAGCACTTCGATTCAACAAGGGCGCATCGGGCGTCTACACCGAGAGCGCGACACACGTCCAGGACTTCGCGAGAGCTGCGGCGAAATCGCCAAAGGTCCAACAAGTCTTGGAATCGTATCGCGCCGACATGGACGCGACGATCGGCGGGCTTCTGCGCGAGATCGAGAATGGCGACTCCAAGGGGCTGACCGCCAACATTGTTTCGAAGGTCTATGACTACCAAGGCGCCACGTGGCTCAACCGGAACAACAAGCACGCCTCAGTCCTTGGCCTTTCGAACTGGCTCGCGTCCGAGTCGCGCCATGGGTTCGACGCAATCGAGCCGACCACCCGCGATATGCTTTTGCAACAGGGCATCGAGGCGCCGGAATGGGAGTTGATCCGCCTTGCCGAGCAGGTCGCGGACGACGGAAGATCGTACCTCACGCCCGAAGGTCTGGCATCGGTGCCAGAAGCGAAGATCTCCGCGCACTTGGAATCCACGGGCCGCAAGGCGACGCCAAAGACCATCGAGCAGTGGCGCGACGACACCAGAATCAAGCTGGTCGGAATGATGGCGGACGAGGTGTCGAAATCCGTGATCGAGCCAACCGCACGCCAGCGCCTGACTGCCACCGGGGGCCTTTCCAAGGGGACTTGGTCGGGCACCATGGTCCGGGCTATGTGGATGTGCAAGTCGTTCGCTATCTCCCAGTTCCAGCGCGGATGGATGAGCGAGATTCGCGGACGGTCGAGCGATCCCCGCGCACGCGTGCAAGCGGGATCCGGGTCGCACTACCTCGCGATCGCCAACTACATCGCAGCGCTGACCGGCATGGGTTTCGTGTCCTACATGCTCAAGGGATGGGCGACAGGCGTACAGCGCAAGGGGATCATCGAAAACGAGGACGAGGACGACAAGGTCCTGTTCTTCGACATCCCGGTGATCGATGACCGCGTCTTGTTCGCATCCATGAACCAGGGCGGCGGGCTGGGGATCTACGGCGACTTCCTCTTTGCCGACGCGGACCGGTACGGCGGAGGCTTCATGCAGACGCTTTCTGGTCCACTCCTGGGCAAGGTCGAGGACGCCTACAAGCTATGGAACGCAGCCAAGGGCGCCGACGAGGAAGATGCGGGCAAGCTCGCGAACCAAGCGGTTCGGATGCTCAAGGGCGCAACTCCGTTCGGAAATCTCTGGTGGTCGCGACACGTCATGGACCGCCTTCTCTGGTGGAACATCCAAGAATCCATCAACCCCGCAGGATTGCAACGATTGGAAGACGCCGCAGAAAAGCGGGGAGATACGTACATTTTCACCAAGCCAAGCGCGGCACTGAATTGAAGGGGATCCAATGACCGTCCAAACGACTGAGTTCTACGATGATTTCGCCGGGAACGACGTCACGGTCACTTTCCCGCTTCGATTCCCGTTCATCGAGCGATCCTTCCTCCTGGCCACGCGCACGCCTACCGGTGGCGGATCCCCCGAAGTTCTCAACATTGTGGACTCGTCCGGCGACTCCCTAAATGGGGGCTGGGGAATCACCTTGTCGGCGCCTGTGGGTACGGGGTACAATCTGCACGTTGAGCGGTTCACGCCAGTCTTGCAGCCGCGCCCGTACACGCCCAACGACAAGTTCCCAGCCAAGGCGCACGAAGGTGGGCTCGATCGCGCCATCATGATCATCCAAGAGCTGATGGGCCGAATCTCTCGCGGAACGGTCGCAGCGAATCCGCCGACCTTCACGGAAGGCTTGGAGTTGGTCATCGGCCCCGCGCTGCAGCCTGGAACAATCGGATTCGCGACGGACTCCCGCGTCCTCCTGCTCAAGCTGCAGGATGGAACGATCGTGCGGATCCCGGTTGACAGCGGAAGCGGCGACGGAACTACGACTTGGGGCGCCGTCTACTTCAACGGAAACTTCGGAGAAGTTGATGACGACGTGTTGGCGCGGGCTCCAATTTTCCAGCCAACGACGGTCGACGATTCGGGCGAATTTGCGGAATTCGGAACAAATGCATTCGATCCGAGGGCAGGGTTTGAGGCGGAGCTTTCAGGGTATTTTAAACCTTTAGGCGTCGCGCACAATCTTGGATTCTTTTTTCGGATTCGCGACAAAGATGGGCTTGATATATATACAAGCTCAATCCCTCTTACTGCAATTGAATACAGCCCGACGGCGGAACTTGAATACTACGTGCGGATTCGCGTAATCCCAGACGAGTCAGCTGGCGTTCCGGCTCCTGGCGTATACTCATATACATTCGAAGCCGACGTATTCATTGAGGGCATGACGGAGCCTGAACGGTATTCGCAAAGGCCCGTCACGGTTCCGATGTACGATTCCGTCGCGCCATTTGTCCCGGAATTCGGCGTCGTATGCGGAGGTAATTCGAACCACGCCGTTTTGCAGCGCAAAATCATCTATTCCCGCCTCGAAATCTCTGGCGTATCCTCTCCCGGCGCCCAGCTCATCGGCACCGCAGGCGGCGACCTGTCCGGAACCTACCCCAATCCGACCGTCTCGAAGATCCTGGGGAATGCCGTCCCGACGCCTCCCGCTGGAAACGCGGTGCTCTCGTGGAACGGAACAAGCTTTGCGTGGATCGAGACGGACCCGCGCCCGATCGTGGAGATTCCGAGCTTCAACCACCCGGAAGGGAAGCCAATCCGCGATACCAATTCTGATCTCTGGACCATCACCGGGAACAAAGGGTGCTTTTGCTGGATCACCCCATGCGAAGGGTGGGAGACGATCAAGTACATCCGGACGACATTCATGGCGAGCGCATTCGGATGGCATCCCCAGTTCGCAATCTGGGGCTGGAAGGGCGGGGCCTTTGATGATTGGGATCTTCTCGCGGACGAGAAGTGGAATGGATCCTCTGGCCTTTCCGCCAGGAACATCCTTGACATCGACTTGGCCACCCCCGGGTACAAGTGGCTCAAGGTCGCAACTGATCCCGGTCCTGTCGCCGCCCCGGATTGGATAAAGGAGATGGGGTTCGTGTACCCTCCTGCGGCCACAGCTTCCCCGCACCCGAACGCTGGGGCGTTCATCGGGACGCGCACCGACTGGTTTGATCCATTCGGAACCAACTTCCCTGTCATCCTTGGCGACGACCCGAAGTACCTCGTAACGAAGTGGATGGCCCTGGGCGTCCAGATCTCCGCATCCTGAAAGGCTAACCGATGGCGACCAAAGTCCTTGAGCACGACGCGAACGGGTTGATTCGGCACGTCGACGCCCCTTTCCAGGCGTTCGCGTGCATCTATCGGGCGTCGGCGACTCCAGCGTCACAAAGTATCGCGACCGGGACGACGTGGACGAAGGTCGCGCCGTTTGACGCCGCAATGGCGGAATTTGCGCGAGCCAATCCGAATTTCACCAATGCGAAAATCATCCTGGAAACTGCTGGCGTCTATCATCTCAGCATCTCCAGGGCGTTCACGGTTAGCGCCACATCCCCCGTGGACTGGAGTAGCGCGATCGGTGTGAGTGGGGTTATTCAGCCGCAGTTCACCCAAGGAATTCAAACGGCGTCGGCGTCGCAGATCTACCAGAATTCGCAGTCCGGAATCTTCGCCGCCCTCGCTGGGGCTGAGATCGAGATGTTTGTTCGGCACGACGCAGGCGCGAGCGTGACGCTGAGCTACAGAACGGCAGTACTCGCGGTCAACCGAATCGGGAACATCCCGTGACCACCGGAATTACCTTCATCAAAACCAAGGAGTCTTCGCCATGATGGGTGCATTCAATCTTCCGTTCCGCCTGGAATCCGACGGCTCCACCTCCT